TTCTTCAAGCAATGAACGGCCAATGCCAGCGATATCACGCCGTCGTCATGCATTCCGCTCGGTGCGCTATATTGAACGTTCCTGGTGTTCACGTTGTAAATGTAAGTAAAACTTTCCAATTCATCGACAAGCCAAGTTTCATTAATTATCGAGATTGACTTTTGTTCGAATGACATCGCCAGGTCTTCAATGATTACCGGCTTCGATTTCGATGTGGTTGTAAATGGATTGACCAGGTTGCGACAAGATGACCGCAGCATTTCAAAGAAGACGTCGCCTTGATTGTTGACTTCGACCAAGGTCACCGCTTGATATTGACGGATGACTTCGGCCACCTTGTCAATTATCTTTGACCATTCATCGTGACGCCACCTTTGAACGTGAATCATTTGTCCTTTGTCATTCAGTATCGTTAGAACCGTGTAATCGTCCGCGCGTCCGATATCAAGTCCGGCATAGTTTCGATTGGTCTTGTTCGCCGTTCCGATGCAATCCTTGACATTCCGAAACAATCCGGATGCATTGTCAAGGAATTCCGCCATGTATTCCTGGCGGAAGATGTGATCCGGCAATGAACGTTTGCGCTCGTCCAATTCCCTGGCGTCAATCATTGGATTGTCGTAGCTTGTATAATGGATGTAACGATACCTTTCATCGTAGTTCGGTTGCATGCACAACCGGTGAAAATGATTCTTTCCCTTCGGCGTTGAAATAAAGATAATCTTTTTTCCCTTGACCATAACGGTTGCCGATAATACTTCGTCCCAAAGTTCCGGACGTGTGAACGCCATTTCATCGATGACCATGTAATCGAATGTATTCCCTCGAATGTTGTCCGGTCGTTCACCGGAAAAGAATTCAATGGATGAACCGAACCCGGTGATTCTCAAATCGGACTTATTGAATTCAAACAACCCGGACTTAGCCACCGCCTTTTCCAATTCGGCGAATACTTTTTTCCCTTGTTTATATACTGGCGTGATCCATGCAATTTTGCAACCAGGATCATTGATTGACCAATACAATAATTGGTTGATGCCAAGCAAAGTTTTTCCGAACTGGCGTCCGATGTTCAAAGCGAAATATTTTTCCGTTCCCGAATTAATCGCTTGATGAATCGCGCGTTGGTTGTCGTGCGGCTTATAACCTTTTATTAATGTCATTCAAAGTCGAACTTGTCAACCGTTCGCGTTTCGATTTGTTGGCGGTCGTGCATTCCCAAACGGTTCTTTGCGTAGAAAATTCCCTTGCCTTCATTGGCGACGATGTCGGATGCAAGTCCTTTGAAAAGTTCGTCTATCTTTTTTATAGTCTCGAATTTTAGTTTGTCTTCAGATAGCAACCAATTATACCAAGTCGAAGGATCAATTCCTTTTTCCTTTCGAATGATTGGAATCCAAATCCTCAAAAAATAATCAATCGTCGGAATATGGCGATCCATTACCATAATGATTTCACCTTTATTTGAAAGCGTTTCTTTTTTATGCGATGAACATTCTTCAATGTACTCGATTGCCCAAAGTTCAAGGTTCTTAATATATTCGTTACTATATGCCATAACTTTACTCTTATTATATTATCTTGTTCGTAAATCTTTCAATTTATCTTTAATATTATCAGCAATGTCAAGGTCTTCAAGTCTTATTGACGTCCGAATAAAAGGTGGACGAATGTTCGAATAAAACGATGTTCGTTTGATTGAAATATTGTTTTCGCCGTCGGTGTCGAAAGAATCTAACTTTGCCGGTTTCGATATCAATAACCGTGTAAAACTTTTCGCCTTTTGCGTAACGTGACCAAACAAGAATGAATCAATTCCCTTTCGAAGCGCGGAATCCGGAATTCTCCTGGCGTATTTCGTTTTGAATGCCATGTCAAGATTCGTTCGCGCCTTCGCGGAATATTGAATCATTTGCCCGGTCGCCAAATTATAAAACAATCCATTCTCGTAATCAATCCAATCGAAGTTTTTATTGACGATACAATCGAAAGCTTCTTCGATGCGATCCGCAGCCGAATAACAATCAACCGCTTGCAATAAGAAAACCTTTGAATCCGGATCGGCGTGTTCACCGATATCCTTCCATTTCTTTGGAAGTGAAATCCAATCTTTATATTCAAGATATTTTATTGATTCACAACCGGCATCTTTCAGGCGTTCGGCATATTGTTCAATGAAATCAATTCCCAGTTGTTGCGAATGTATTTCTTCGGCGATTATCAATTCCCACTTAATGGACGTCTTTTGATTACACAAAGATTCGAACGCCAGGAACGCAATCTTATCGGCCTTATATACCGGCATTGCAATTGTTGCTTCAATCATTGTTCAAGAATGTTTCGATGTCTTCGCGTGTCGTTGTCCTTGTCGCCTTGAATCCTTTTTCCTTCGCTTCGGTTCGCAGCTCGTTGAATGTCTTTTGTTTGACGCCGATAAAATGAACGGTTGGTTTGACGTCAATGTTTTGACAAAGCGCCGGAAGGTCACCGCGCATTAATTCATAATTCAATCGATCCATTGCAATCCGAACGCAAGTTGCGCATTGCTTATTCAATACGCCATGACCAAGATCATGATATATTTTTGCAAGTTCATCTTTCATTGTATTGTTCAAGCTGAATGAACGCGTCCTTGAAAATTGATTCGCCTGGTAAAGAAGTCCGTCACTTACTTTCATAAATCAAAATTAAATCGGATAATAAATAAGAAACGAACGCCAATGGAATCATTCGATAATCAACGAATGAATAAATTGCAACCGCCGTCCAAAACGAAAGACAAGACAAACAATTGAACGGTTTGAATTGCGGTAAATCAAAAGATGTCAACGATCTCGCAATCGCCACCGCTATAATTATATAAATCATATTTGAATTTTTTAATTGTTTTGTGAATTGTGTCCAAGCAAATTCCGGTATTGTCTCGAATTTCACGATAAGTCATTCCGTAAAGATGCATTTTCGTAACTTCTTTGATAAACAATTCTTGATCGTCTTTTGGCCTGGTTGATAAAAAGCTATTAATTAAATTTTGATATTTGTTCGGAATATCTTCGGAATCGTCTTGAATCATTTCACCAAGTTCATTTGAAGGAAAGCGCATTTCTTTATTGAATGCCGATTCTTTCCAATTCCATTGATTCCAAGCGAACCGAGCGAACATCTTTGGTAAGACATTCGCTTCAAGTTCATATTTGTGCAATAAGATGAACACATGAGAAACAAGGTCGCGATGCAATTCATGATTGTTTGTCAATTTCTTTGCTATTAAGTACGCGTCCTTTTCCCAAAACATTCTGCTAAATTATAAAAAAATCGAACCATTTAACAAAAAAGATTTGTCCGACTGGTTTATTATTTAAAAACCGATGCATCATGGCATAAGAAACGCCAATGTCTTCGGCCAAATGTTTCATCTTATATCGCTTGGTAATTTTGTCCCTGGTCATTTTCAACATAAAGTCGACCAAGGTTTCACCATTAGAAAGGTAAATCGTCATCGATTTCATTGCGAATGTCGTTTTTAGTATCGTTTGAAATATCAATCTTAATGTTCCAACCTTCAAGGCGCGTGAAATATTTTCCATTCCATTCCCGGCCACGAATATTGAATCCGATTTGAACTTGGTCACCGACCTTGCATTCATCAAGCAATTGACATTTGTCTTGACTAAATTCCAACATTACTTGTTGAGGATATTTGTCATCGGTTTCGATTACGATTTCGCGCTTTGCGAATTTCTCGGTGATTTGTGTTGTCTCGGTGACAACCACCACTTTTCCTTCGATAGTGTAATTCATTTTTTTCTGTTAAAGTATTCGAGCAACCCAAAGCCGAGCGCGAGCCAACCGACAACCATTGCCGGTATCATTAAAATCACATAGATTGTTGTAAGCATATTATTTAGAATTTAATTGATTAATATATTGTGAATAATATTCATTAGCGAAGATTAGTTTTTCCCGAATTAATTCTTCTTTTTCCAAGTCACGTTCGTATATTACCGAAGTGATTCGCTTTTCCGGTGCAATGTGATCCACGCGATGCAAGTCGATTTGTTCCCACTGGTTCAAGAATTCATCTTTCGTTGTGACCAAACAAAAAACAAGTTCGAAGATCTCACGATCATATAACATTAGATATGCGCGACCTTGCCATTCATAATCGTTGTCATGCGCTTCGCCTGGCGTTGCCGGCCACGTTTCAAGATTCCAAGATGTCTTGATGTCAATCACACGGTCATCGGCCAAGATATCACATTCGCCGGTCAAATATCCGTCAGCAATCCGAACTTCGTTCTTTTTATAATTAGTGAACCGAACCGAATTCAGCAAGTCGATTGAATCTTGTTCCTGGTCTTTTCCCTTATTGATATACTTGTTGTCAAGTTCAACCCGGTAATTGAAATAATCTTGTTTCGCCACCTGGCGAATGTACGTCTTCGCGCCTTGACTTAAATTCTCGCCTTTTGATTTTGGCGTTGTCATTAGTTTTCCCAATGACGAAGGATGCCATTTCATAATTCAATAGCTTTTAATTGAACATCGGTCAATGAATAAGTTGACTTTAATTGTTCAACGGTGAATTCTTTTTTCGATATTGCAAGCAAAGCTTTTTCAAATCGTTCCGTAGTGATTGCCGGTTTGTTTTTTGGCGCTGCTGCTGCCGTTTGTCCGTCGTCGTCAATAGATTGCAAGGCCAACATCGATTGAAGCGTTCCACGACGAAAATAAGTAATCGCCGAAAGTATCTTTTGAGGATCAGTAATCATTGGCAACCGCATCCAAGATTCAATCATTTCACCGGTTTCGATGTCAACGATTTGTGTCATGACAACATCGTCCTTAATTGGTTGTAATAAGACAAGGCCATTTTCCCAAAGAACTGGTTCAACCGTTTCAAGCAAAGCATTGATATCGGAATAATTCTTTTTAAAATGTGGATTCGTCGCGTTCTTCGCTACCTTTCCAATTGATTGTTTTGCGCAATGTAATCGCGCATAAATGCCAATCGGTTTGATTGGTTTGGCCGGTGTTTTCACCGCCGTTTGTTTTGCATCCATAATATTTGTTTAGTTTAATTTTATCAAAGATAGTCAATTATTTCATTAATACAATTTTTAATCAATATTTATTTCATTTTCTTGTAAAATTTCAAAAAACTTTTCGCGAATCCTTTCAACCATTTCGAATTGATTTTCTTTCAGTTCTTCGTATTTCCAAATTCGGCGAAGTTCATCTTTGATTTCCGTCAAGGCGTGCCACATTTTCATTGACTTGACGGCGTTGTCAAATTCGAATTGATCGTCCGGTAAATTGTATTCAATTGTTGCTTTCATAATTTTAATTAATTGTGGTGATTAATACTTAATTTTCATACTTTGCGCAAAATTTATCATTTCTTGTCAAGACATGTGGTAACTTTTACCCCTTGTCTTTTATCGATATGTCAAGACAAAATTTGTCAAACCATTCCAGGAATGAATCAAAATCCTTGGCGATTATATACGTTCCGCCGGATCGTTCAATCATTGCTTGATAATTCTTTTGCGCTTCGGACTGGCGATCCTTTCCGATCTTGACTTCAATCTTGACCGAACGGCCGTAAATCGTCGCCGAAATATCGGCCGAACCTGGTGTTCCCGTTCCTTTCGTCCATTGGCCGTCGGTCATCGTGCCGTCGGTTCGTCGTGACCTTCGAAAGACACCCATTGTGTTGATTCGTTCCGCCTGATAATCGGAAAAATTAAGAAAGTCGCATATACATTTTGTCAATCCGTTTGCGGTCTTGTCGGAATAAACGGTGAAAGGTATCGTGTGACCAGGTGCGGTCGGATATCTATATGAAAGATATTTGAATTCAACCGCCTTCAATCTTGTTTTGGATTCTTTGTTCATGATAATTGA